GCCTAAGCCAAAGCCAGCGGCAAAGCCTGTCATGCGCTCAGGTCCTTCGCCAAAGACTGTATCAGAAACAGCAGCGTACATGCGTAACGTGCGTAAATCTGGCGGTCGCGCTTGGGAAGGTTCTGCCAAGGATGAAGCGCAGGACAAGAAGCTTGCCAAAAAGTACGGCATGTCGATGGAATCGTGGGAAAAGTCCAAGATGGACAAGAAGCACGACACTCAGCATTCGGCAAAGGGCCTGAATAAGGGCGGTCGCACCGGCAAGAGCCTTGGCGGCGTCCTGAAAGATGTGGGTAAATATGGCGCGCTTGGGATTGCCGCCAATGAAGTAGCAAAGAACCCATCCCTGCTCATGGGCGGTCTTGGCGCGTTGGCATACAAGGCTTTCGACAAGAAGAAGGATGGCGCAGCAGCCGGTCCAGCCGTCGCAGGCAAGAAGCGCGGCGGCAAACTCACATCGCTTGATGGTGAAATGCAGACACAGGAAAAGGTCAGCGGTCGCATCGCAAAGCGCGATGGCGGCAGCCTCGCTGGCCTTGAAATGAATAGCGGTGGTCGTGCCAAGAAGAAAAAGAGCGGCACCAACATCAATATCGTGATCGCAACTGGTAAAGGTCAGCCACAAATGGACCCCAATGCGCAGCAGGCACCGGCACCTCAAGGTGTTCCAGTGCAGATGCCGCCTCCCCCACAACCACAGGCTGGCGCTCCTATGCCTATGCCAATGCCTGCACCAATGCCGCCAGCAGGCGGTCCGGGCGCAGGTCCCGTGCCAATGCCGCGCAAGGCTGGTGGTCGCACATACCGTTCATACAAAGACATGGACGCTGGTGCTGGCAGCGGTTTGGGTCGTTTGGAAAAGACGGAGATCCAAAAACATAAGAAGTGATTGAGTTTGGGCGGCGTTGGTTGGAAGAGCGCCGCCCAATATTTTATTTTATAGGACCTATCGATGAATTTTAATAATCTATTTGAATTCGAGTTGCTGAAACTCGTTGAGGCGCGCATCGCCACCCTCACAGAAAACATCACAAACGCACACGCAGTCGTTGATTATTCCGACTACAAATACCAAGTTGGTAAGATCGCTGGCCTTCGCGAGTTCGAAGACCTGCGTGAAGAGGTCAATAAAATTATTTCTGAACGATAACTATGGAGAAAAATTAAATGCCACATATGAATATGACCCATGAAGAAGACCCAAAGAAACTGATCCTTCAGGCATTGGGCGACATTGAAGAGTACAAGGTGTTCCACAATGAGGTGGTTGTCGCCGTTTACCTGCGTCCAGAAAAGACCAAGAGCGGCATTTATCTGCCTGACCAGCACCGTGACGAAGACCGTCACCAAAGCAAGGTCGGCCTTGTCGTTAAGATGGGCTCCGAAGCTTTTGATGATCCCAATGGCAATTGGTTCCGCGACATGGACGTGAAGCTGCATGATTGGGTTGTTTATCGCCCTTCAGACGGCTGGACGATCACCGTCAACAACGTGCTTTGCCGTGCGCTAAAGGACACAAACATCCGTGGCAGCGTCCCACATCCCGATATGATCTGGTAAGGAAGCGAAAATGAATATTGAAGATAACACAGAAGACCAATTTGAAATTGATCTGGGCGAAGATCCGAAGCCAGCCGAAGACATTATTGTCGAAAAGTCAGAGGAAAAAGAGCCTGAAGCTGACCCAGTAGATAATACCCTTGAAACTCTCAAGGAGCAGTTGGAAGCAGAGCGCAAGGCGCGTCAGGAAGCACAGCGACGCGCAAGCGAAGCTGAGCAGTCTGCGTATGAAGCCAAGGGTGAGGTGCAGGACACAAGCTTGCATTTAGTGTCGAATGCCATCGACACAGTCATTCAGAACAACAATATCCTTAAAGCAAATTACCGCGACGCCATGGCTATGGGTGATTTTGACACTGCGGCGGATATTCAGTCGGAGATGTCCTCCAACGCAGCCAAGCTTCTTCAGCTTGAGCAAGGCAAGCAGGCGCTGGAAAACCAGCCACGTCAGGCAGCCCCAGCACCTTATGTTGCTGATCCTGTTGAGGCGTTGGCATCGCAGCTTTCGCCGCGTTCTGCCGATTGGGTGCGTCGGAATCCGCAATTTGCGACTGACCCGCGCCTGTATCAAAAGATGCTGGCAGCGCACAATCTAGCCATGGCGGATGACATCCCTGCGGATTCGGACGATTATTTTAACGCGATTGAAGACACGCTTCGCATTCGCCGTCAGGATAATAGTGGCGATTATGACGCCATGGCTGACGCTGCAAAGCCAACGCAGCGTCGCTCTGCACCCCCAGCCGCACCTGTTTCGCGCAGTGGTGGAGGCGGTGGAAGCAAGCCAAATCGCGTTACCCTGACCGCAGCAGAGCGTGAAATGGCAAGCGTGATGGGCATGACGCCTGAAGAATATGGACGCAACAAGCTTACCCTTCAAAAAGAAGGCAAACTTAATTAAATTTGAGGAGTATTATTATGGAACCTATTGCACCTAAAAAACGCGGACGCCCACCAAAGGTTAAGGAAGCCCTAGATCAGGCAGCCCAAAGCGCGGCAGAAGCCGTAAATATGCATGTGCTGGAAGAAGCATTTGAGCCACTTGCTGCTGCGCCTGCCCCAACGCATGCGGATATTGTGCCAAATATTCGTGCGGATGTTCGGGCTCCTATGCGTGAGGAAGACCCTCGCACCCGTGCTGCGCGTCGTGCCGCAGAACTCCGCGATCACCTTGGCGATATGGATGAAGGCACTGATGACTTCTTTATCAATAAAGATGACATCCCACCGGGCTGGGAATACGAATGGAAGCGCAAGCTTTTGCTCGGCGCTGAAGACCCTGCATATCAGGTGGCTTTGGCCCGCGCTGGTTGGGAGCCTGTTCCAACTTCGCGTCACCCATCCTACATGCCGAATAATGGCGATCACCCCATTATTGAGCGTAAGGGCATGGTCCTAATGGAGCGTCCGTCGGAAATTTCTGACGAAGCCCGTGCCATTGAATTGCGCAAGGCGCGTAATCAGGTCCGACAGAAGGAAGCCCAGCTAAACTCCGCAGAAGGCGGTCAGTTTGAGCGGTCAAATAAAGACCAGTCACTGGTCAATATCCGGAAATCTTACGATTCAATTCCGATTCCTTCGTAAAAAAATTGGTAAATTGGGCGGCTATATGCCGCCCTTTTTATTGCATTGTTGACAAACCCGAAAAAATAAACGATTTATCGTGCCGCTTCCCCCGGTGCGGAGGTTCAAAAAACCCAGTCTTAGTCGCCCCGGTGCGCGATGATGGCTTCCTAAAAGGAGATCCGTCATGGCAAATACTTTTGCGCCTTTCGGTTTTAGCCAGTTAAGTGGAACTGGTTCTGCTCCGACTTACGAGCAGGTTGTGGGCTTCTGTGCCTATAACACCGCTGCTATGTATTTCGGTGATCCCATCTTCCAGAACGCGAATGGTACAGTTTATCCTACCACTCCCGGCACTGGAATTCTTGCTGGTGTTTTCACCGGCTGCAAGTATCTTTCAGTTTCGCAGAAGCGTACCGTTTGGTCGAACTTCTGGGGCGCTGCTGACGTTGCTTCGACAAACACTGTTGAAGTTTATTACGTCAACGATCCGAATGCGAAGTTCTTGGCTCAGGTTGGTGGTTCGTCCTCGACTGGCCTTGCTGTCACCGACATCGGTGCCAACGTGCAGTTCGCTTACGGCACACCTAACACGATGAGCGGCATTTCTGGCGCATACATCGACATCACTGTAACACCGACAACGACATCCACATTGCCTTTCAAGGTAGTTGGCCTCGACGTTTCGCCTCCGGGTGCTAATGGTACGGAAGCTGGCGCATACAATTATGCAATTGTTGCGTTCAACAACGTGTCCACTAAAACCCTCACTGGCATTTAAGGGAGTAAGGTACCATGGCTGTTAATTTATCAGCAATTAAAGACCTTCTGCTCCCCGGCTTGCGGGGCGTAGAAGGCAAGTACGAGATGATCCCATCTCAGTACGACAAGATCTTCACAAAGCATGATTCGAAGCTGGCGCTCGAACGTACCGCTGAAATGCGTTACCTCGGCCTTGCTCAGTTGAAGACTGAAGGCGGTCAAACGTCTTTCGATAACGGCGCTGGTGAGCGTTATGTATACAACCAAGAGCATAACGAAATTGCTCTCGGCTATGCAATTACGCGTAAAGCCATCGACGATAACCTGTACAAGACCCAGTTCCAACCTTCGAACCTCGGCCTGATTGAGTCATTCCAACAGACCAAGGAAATCTACGGTGCGAACATCTTGAACACGGCAACAACCTACAACGCCAACATTGGCGGTGACGGCGTAGCGCTTTGCTCGACCTCTCACCCCATCGACGGTGGTACGGTTGCCAACACGCCAGCCACTCAGGTTGACCTTAACGAAGCTACCTTGTTGAATGCGATGATTTCGATCCGCACGAACTTCAAGGATCAAGCTGGTCTGAAGGTATTCGCCCGTGGCCGTAAGCTTATCGTTCCGCCACAGCTTGAGCCTGTCGCTATCCGCCTTACCAAGACGGAACTCCGTCCGGGTACAGCAGACAACGACGTCAACGCCATCCTCAGCACCAGCGGTGGTCTTCCAGAAGGCTACATGGTCAACGACTTCTTGACGTCGGCCTACGCTT